TAAAGGAAAAAAAATACATACCGTCCTAACATATAAAATGGAAAATAATAGGCTTGGTTGTATAAATAGAGATAAAAATTCTGCATTTAATATGAAAAAAATTTTTGATCATTATATAAAAACAGGTCAAAGATTACAAAATTACCAAAGATGTTCAACCGCTGTTAAAAGCCGTCAATGACATCCCGCCTTAGATAGAATTTATTCTATAGAGGTACATACACTCTTAAACTTTATAATGCTTATTTAAGTCGGCGTTTTAAATGTGCAAAGGTGTAATAGCGATAACATTCTTAATAAAAATTTAATATTTGAGTTATAGTATTAATTTTTAATAAATTATTGTTTTATAATAAAAAAATGACACTTAAATTTTTATCTTAATAAGTATAATAATTAAAAGAAAATAACAAATGAACAACAACAATAACAACAACAGCGACAACAGCGACAACAGCGACAACGCTAATTTAAAAATTATGATAGACATGATGAAGTGTCAATTTTGGAAAAAATATGCAAATTCTAAATTTTTTTTACAAAATACTAAATGCTTTCAATTGTGTACAACAAAAAATGAAGAATTATATTCCGTATTATATGAGGTTATTCCTAATTTTGAAACAATTGATACTAAATGGGTACTTAATTTTCAAGGTATATTTAAAATCTACAAGCTATTGAATAATGATGGAACATTTATGGGTATGATTCTAGAATTCATGAATAAAAAAGGTGTATATTATGTATTTGATAATGATGGAGATTTTTGGGATTGTGCATATAGATAATAAATATCCATACTGAACGTTTAAATTAGAAAAAAAAAAGAAAAAAAAGTTAAATTATTTTAATAATTTAATATTTTTTTATTGACAATAAATATCGTCAATTTTATAAAAATATCATATTTTAATAATAATTAAAATATTAAAAATCCAGATCATTAAAATTCCAAAAATCGTAACTTAATATTTAATTAACGTTTGATTTTTGTATTTTTTTAAAATATAATATTAGTTTTTTTTATAAAAAAATTTCAATGTATATAAAATTTAATATGAATCATAATTAACATCGTCGAAAAATAGAGAAATAATTTCGATCATTTTACTGAACAATTCTCTAAATAATTTTTGTAATTATTTAGAAAAAGTTATTATAATATCTATATAATATTATATTATAAATGTTTAAAAGAACAGATTATTCAAAACCAGATAATCCTGCACTCGTTTTTAATATTTTAACAGCAACAACTGGTGAGTCAAGTGAATATAATCCAAAATTTAAAATATATGGCAGTGTAATAAGAACACCATTATTAAATAATATTGAAACAGAAGAAGATCTAAATCAAATTGCAGCTCGATATGCAAATAATTATATACCAGTATGGACTATGTTCAATCAAAATAGTAAATATTTTCCAGTAATATTTTATAAAATACCTGGATTATCTTATCAGTTTAATATAAGTGAATCAGTATCAAATATAAATACGGGATTTTTGGAAGAATATATTCATCAAATAACAACTAATGAAAATATAAATTTAATTACCAATTATGAATCATTATTTAACGATAATAATGAATCCATATACACAGATGGTTTAAAAGATGAATGGCTAACCTATGGAGGTGATGATTTAAATACAGGTTATATGGCATCTAATATAATTCGTCCTGCCAATGCTTTAGCAATGGAAGTAGAAAAAGTTTCTTCTTTATTACCAACAATTGATAAACAAACATACACTCCTGTTTTTGATACAAAACATATTTATGCTAATATTGTAGGTTTAGATTCATCTAAAGTAGGATATAGTTTAAATGGAAGTGGTGTTCTTGTAAAAATAAATAAAATAACAGGTATTTTAGAAAAAAGCATTACTGCAGCAGAAATTTTTAAAAATATAACAACAGATATTCGTAAAATAGAAACACGTTCCCCACCTGAATTAACAAATGAATATATTTATATTTCAACATGTCCTATTAATAATGGGGGAATTATTGCTATTGCAAAATTAAGAAAAAGTGATTTTTCTGTTATTTGGGCACAAGAAACACTTAATGGTAATAAATGGCAATCCGGACGTAATATTAAAGCAATAAATCCGAATCCAAAATTTATGCTTGGGAATCTGAAAGGAAAAACAATCATAGTTCAAGCAATTTCTGTCACTCAACAATATGGGTTTGATGTAACTAGTTCTGGATATAGATTTAATTATGATTATAATTGGTGGACAGCCCAAGGTGGATGTCTTGCCATAGTAGATCATGGCAATTATGCAGAATCTTTATGGAATTTTACAGCTGGTCCTAAAATGCTTCAGCAAGGAGATATTATTCCAATAGAATCTTTTGTAGAAGGAGAAACATCAATGGTTATTAATTATCCTTTAGTTGATTTAATTACCGATGGTATATTATATGATTCAACAAATTATATCGATGCATCTGGAACAAAAGGTTTTAAAATCGATAGTAATACTTCAGGAGAAGTTACATTTGATTTTTTGAACGATAATATGACTAAAGTGATTGCTACATATTCATTTACATTATATGATGGTATGATATTATTGAATAATGATACAAAATATTATTCAAATGACGGTAATCCATTACATTATGTTACCGGAAAACAAATCTTCCAAGGACAGAATATTACAAAAACAGTCTATGTAGGAGAAGTCATTAGTAATCCATTTGATGCTATGAATTTAAATTATTATGGAAGTGGTTCATGGGGAACCATGTCATATGATGATGTAACTAGAACATTTTATTTACCTACATCCCAAGGACATAAACAACCATTAAATGATAGTAAATCAATGAGTGCTCAAAGTAATTTAACTGAATTAGCAGAAAATTATGAAGAAACAGTTAATAATTATTATAAAGATCCACCTACTAACCCACCCACCACAGTTCAAGATGTTGAAAAAGCATATAAAAAATATAAAAATTACATTCCTGAATCTAAAAAGATAAAACGTTCTCCAAGATGGACGCGATTTTTTGTTGATGGTTTAGTTGCTCTTGACCCAGGAACAGGACATATTAAATGGTATGATTCACCTTATATTTTTGATTCTTTTTATTGGTTACAAGTAAATAAGCCTAAATTTAATAATTCAAAGCCAACTGGTTTTAATGGAGATAATGTTTCTGGGGCAACAATTGTCACTTTAAGTGATAAAAAAACAAGACGTATTTTTACGTCGGATAAAGGAGCTCATGTCAGTTATTATAATGCTGATGATGATAGTTATTATATTGAAGGAAATCCATATAATAATTATGAAAATGGTATTATAAAAATGGTACCACCAATGCCTACTTATATTACTGTAGGAATAGCTGGATTTCAAGGAGGTTCAGTTTTTGGATCATGTAGTGATGGATATGTATATATAACACATCAAACAAATATTCCTATTGGAAGTGATTTATTAGTTAAATCAAGTAATAATTCAGATGATAATTCCATACTATTAAATAATGTTTATGTCGGATATATAACGGATAAAGTAATTCCAAATGACCAATCAGTTCTAATTGATTTTCCAGATAATAAAAAATTAATTCGTGCACTGAATGGTTATCTAATTGGTATAGATTGTGCTACAGGTAAAAAGAATTGGGTTTGTCCATTATCATCAACCTTAGATGTGCTTACACAAGAAGAATATGATTTAACTAAGGGAGTTCCTGGAATATCTGATAATGGACCAGTAAGACAATTTGGTAATGTTGCAGTGGTAGGCTTAGCTTCTGGAAAAGTTCATTTTGTTGATTCTCAAACCGGACAAATGTTAAAAACAATGGCTTTTGCTGCTGGAGCAGCTATGGGTGTAAGTGGAACAGAAGATTCTCTATATTTATTAAGTGGATGGAATAAATGGTTTAATTCTAATGGAAAATATAAAACATTACCAACATCTAATCACATGAATTTTTTAACAATAAATGGAATTTAGAATAATATTTATTTTACTTTCTATTACAAAGTAAATAACATAATATAGGTATTAACTTTATTTTTATTACAACATCTAGTAGTGCGTGATCAATAGCAAAATACCTATTATATTGATAAAATTAATTATTTTACTAATAAAATTACGATATTTATATTATTAATATTATATTTGATACGTAAATGTGGACAAATCTCACTTCCTCCGCAAACTACACATCTTGATTTTCGTTTTACGTGTTCACACTTTGACATACTATTAAATATTATAGTAATTATAATATTTAAAATAAATAAATTAAAAAATCATTTTTTATATTTTATTTGGTATTTATTCTTGGTACAATATGCATCGATTGTAATTCTTGGAAGAATAGTTTTGAAGCATATGGTATTTGAACTTTTGCAAATCTTGTTGTATTTTCACTGTATAATGATTTATAAATATTTTTTTCTGGATTAACTGGTGATATCATTCCAGTTTCTTTATCTATCCATACATAGTATTTATCAGAACAATCAAAGGTTCTTTCCTTTAAAAATTGTACTGAACCATGAGATAACATACAGTCACGTTCCATCTCTCCATGTCTGAAACCACCGTCGCGTGAACGTCCTTCGGCAGGTTGCATGGTAAGTAATTGGTAAGGACCCGTTGCCCTCGAATGCAGTTTATCTTCGACTAAATGTTTCAGACGGTAATAGAAAGTAGGTCCCATAAAAATGGCGGCTTCAATTTGCTCACCTGTTTTACCATTGTATAGGATTTCTGTTCCAGCACCACTATAGCCCATTTTTTCCAAAATAGGCGCAATATCTTCCACATTTGTTTTCCGGAAAGGAGTTGCATCTAATTCGCAACCAGCCAATGTACCAACTTTTCCGAAGACACATTCAATAAACTGAGCAATAGTCATTCTTTTTGGAATGGCATTTGGATTCATAATAATATCTGGAACAATTCCGTCTTTTGTATAAGGCATATCTTCTTGCTTATATGTCATACCGATCGTTCCTTTTTGACCCTCGCTACCCCTAAGTTTCCCTAGGGGGATAGACTGTACCTTAAGCAGAATCAGGTTGATTAAACCATCATTTTCCACCGAAACCCGTGCGGTCGTTGAGGGAGTATCATACATCTCATCAATACGATGTTTAGACACTTTACCCGCGGATTACCCAATCCTAAGAATTATTACTATGAGCGACGCTATTAACGTGCCTATTATACTTGTTTCCAAGCATAAGGAGTATCTTAGGCTCTAAGGGCTTTCCCGT